GCGACTACGCGATCAGTCGGGAGCAGATGATGGACGCACCTGATTGCCCGTGTCCGCGTTGCAGGGGCGCGACCACAAGCCAGTTCTACAGCGTCGGGTCGCTCACGCACATCGAACGCTGCGGGGCGTGGATACGTGGAGAGATCAAGGGATGCCCTCCGTTGGTTACAAAGGAAGAGGGTGACGCGTGACGAACTGGCTCACAGGAATAGGACGCGACGGATTCCCCACGGCGTTTCCGCTCGACCGAATCTCCACCATGTATTCGATTGAACCGAACGAAGTAACCGTCGAATTTCACGTTGGCGACAAGTCAGAAACGCTTGAATCCCCACGGGTAGTTGATGCGCCGCAAGTCGTGTCAATGATGCTTGACCTTCGGTTGATAGCAAAGGAGCGCCAATGCGAGAATATGTGATCACGCTACCGCTCCCGTCGCGGTCGCTCATGCCAAACGCTCGCTTTCACTGGCGCGACGTGGCAAAGGCCAAGCGCTTTGCCCGACTTACGGCAAAGTACGCAGGAGAAGCGCACATCAAGAAACTACCGCCGATGGAGTGTGTGTCGTGCGAGGCGCGGTTCTTCTTTGAGACAAGGCGCAAGCGCGACCGGGACAACCTTATCGCGTGGCTGAAATCGTACTTTGACGGCCTGCAAGATTCGGGACTCATCAAGAACGATTCGGACATGACGCACCTACCAGCGCTCGTCATGCTCGACGAAGTATCCCCGCGCGTGGAACTGCACATCAAGGAGATTCCGTGCGCATCGTGAAACAGCGAGACGGCTTCGGAACCGTCGTGCGGAATCTCGCCAAAGGCGATGCGGTGTATCTGCACGTTGGAGAGATTCTGTGGGGATCGGTAATCATCGTAAACACAACCAAGGGAAGGACACGTGTAGCCTTCCAATTCCACAAGGACGTTGGGATAAACCAAGCGGAGACACCATGCAAAAAGAAAGCCCATTCAGCAAGCACGACGAACGTTTCGTCTCATCAATGCTCGCATTCGTTGCCGCCCTCTACTGCGCCGCAGTCGCCGCCGCAATCGCGGGGGTGCTGCAATGAGCGCAGAGTACGGAACCCGGATACAGCCGCCGCCGTTGCCGTTGTTCGCGCTGGCGAGAACGTCAGACCCAATCACAAGTCGCAAGGCCGGACTGTCAGTTGATCCGCGCGGGCAACTGGCGGCGCTCTTACGCGCGTACGAGGCGGCAGGATCGCGCGGCATGACCGACGAAGAAGCGGCTATCGCTACTGGCATTGTTTCCGCGTGGAAGCGGTGCAGCGACCTCCGGCGGCTTGGGTTCATCGTTGCCACGGGCTATACGCGGCGCGGCTCAAGCGGGCGCGACGGCATCGTTTGCCGATGGCATGGAAACGGCACATGACAGACCCCGACTCATTGGCTGAACTCCGCGCAGAGGTAGACGACTTGTTCGCACAGGCAAGCCGACTACCACCGGGCGAAACGCTACGATTTCGCGCAGACCGAATCGTAAACATCTGCGACCTGTTCACAAAGGTCATGGATGACGCGCAGGAACACGCTGCGCAAAACCGCGCAATGCGAACCACCATCGAAGTTGGCGACAAGATCATTGCTCGCTTGTCAGGGATCAACCCAAAGGAACCAATCCTGTGAATCTGAAGAACATCACTCTCGGTATCTGTGTGGTCGGCGTAGTGCTTATGCTCGCCGGAATCGTGACAGGCAACAGCGGTCTTGCCGCTGGCGGTGTCATGCTCGCTGGCACGTTCGCAATCTTGCGCGGACTCCTGAGCGTAACTAAACTTTTCTGACCTCAAGCCTTTTCCCCTTGGTGAATCGCCGCGTCGTGTGGGTCGCGGCGATTCGCTTTTTGCAAAGGACGCAAGCAGCGCCAGCGTAGTGCCGATGGGGGAAACATGGATGCAAGACCCGGCAACCACACGCCCGCCGTGACTGTGTGCGAAATCGACTTTGACAGCGCGAGCGAGGCGAAACACTTTCTTCTCCGATCCGACGCGCACCACGACTCAACCGCCGCCGATCAAGAAATGGAGATGCGGCATCTCATGGAAGCAGAGAAGCGCGACGCGCTCATCTGCGACGCTGGCGACCTCTTCGATTGCATGAATGGGCGATACGACAAGCGAGCCGACCGGGAGCATTTGCGCCCGGAGTACCAGCACGGTTCATACATGAACCGATTGATTGACGTTGCGACCGCGCGATACGAGCGTTTTGCGCCGCGCTGGTTGCACATGTCCCCCGGCAACCACGAAACCGCTGTAGCCAAGCACAACGATTTCGACCTTGCGCAGCAGTTGTACGCGCGTCTCAAGCCGTCTGCGCCGTTCCTCAATCTCGGCAAATACCAAGGCTACATCCGCATCCACGGTCGGCTACACGGGCGCGACGTTGGCTCCGTGGTCATTGCATACCACCACGGCTTCGGCGGCTCAGCGCCCGTCACGCGCGGCGTAATCCAAACCAATCGCATGGCGATTGCCTACCCCGACGCGGATATCGTTTGGGCTGGCCACACCCATACGGAGTATTACCTGAGCATCGCGCGTATGCGGCTCTCGCACCTTGACACGGTGCGCCGTGACGAGCAGATCCACATACGCAGCCCGGGCTACAAGGAGGACACAACCTCCGGCAGCGGATGGGCTGTGGAGAAGGGATTCATGCCGCAGAGCCTCGGCGCGTGGTGGCTTCGCGTGTGGCCGATTGTCACACCCCGAAGCCCCAATCGCACGTCAAAGAATTACCGCTTGGCCTTTTCTTTGGAGGCCGCGAAATGAGCGACGAAGCCAAGCCACCGAAGAAAGATCGCAAAGTGTCGCCGCCAAGGGCGGAAGACATCGAAGCCGCAGAGATGGCAAGGCTTTGCCGTGAGGCTATCGAAGTCGTAGGCGCAGATGCCGTGCTTGTGGTTTGGACGAAGCAGCGCCGCCGCAAGACGGAGATTTCCCAAGTGGCCTTGGGTAACGGGTTGACTGTCACCGGCTTGATGCGATGGGTTGCGTCAAAGGTTGAGGAGATGGACGATACGGAAAAGGAAGAGGCCGAAGAGGACGAAGACGAAGACTGAATGCGGGTAGTAGTAAAAGCGGGGGGTGAACCCGGATACAACGCGCGACGATGAAAGAGGCGGCATGGCAGAGACGGAAGACAAGCGACGGAAGACCATCACCGCTGCAATCGGCATCGGACAGATTTTGTCCATGATCGTTGGATTCGGCGGCGTTATCTATTCGCTCGGTGTCAAGGGCGAGCAACTGGAGCGGGCGCGAGCGGATATGCACGCGCTGTCCAACACCGTCACCGATTTAGCCAGTGCGCAAGCGTCTGCGGCGGTCGCAGATGCGAAGGACAAGAGCGCCGTCGAAGACATCAAGCGTCGGCTTGATTCTATCGAACGCCGGATGGAGCAACTCCACGGGCGATGATTGGCGCGGACTACGACAACAGGAGCGACACGATGAAGGGTTCACACAAGACCACAATTGCCGGAGTTGGCGCAATTCTCATTGCTGCGGGTTCAATGCTTCAGGCGCTGTTTGACGGCAACCCGACAACTGAGCCTGACTACGCTGCGTTGGTGGCGGCAATCGTGGCGGGCTTCGGCCTCATCTTCGCCCGTGACAACAACGTGTCGAGCGAAGACGCTGGCGCGAAGTGAGGTACACGCCATGACCCGGCTAACACTGGTACGGATGCAACGATGCGAGACATCATCTCAGGGATCGTTCAAACCATCTTCGCATGGCTCGACAAGTTGGCGCGACGTGGACACACTGCCGCTGATTCGCCTTCTGATAGCAGTACTCTTCGCCGCGCTGGTTCTCGCGTACGCGAGTGGCTGCACAAGAACGATATTGGTTCCTGAGTCTGCGCCGATTCGGATTGGCAGCGACGCGCGAGCGCGAGTGTACGTGGTCGATCCGGAAACCAAGTCGTGGCGGTTGTCAGAGGAGCGCGTGTTGATTCCGGAGGGTTGGTACTGCGTACCGCCTTCGTTCGTGGAGGAACCCGATGAGCGCTGAGTATGATTGGACTATCAAGCAAGGCGAAACGGAGACGCTTACTGTCACGTACGAAGCCGACTTGACGGGCTACCAAGCGCGAGCGCAAGGCCGGGAGACGTTTGAGGCCACGGCAACGCTGTTCAGCCTCACCAGTTCACCAGCGGCGGGGATTGTGCTTACGCCCGGTGCGACGGCATCCACCGCGATACTTACGATCACGTCCACGGCTACCGCTGCGTTCGCTGCGCCAAATAGCGGGGTGTGGGATTTGGAGTTCTTCAACGCCGCTTCCCCGCCAGTAGTGATTTCCCCCGTGCGTGGTTCGTTCGTGGTTGTGCCGGAGGTGACGAGATGAGCAATGCGAGCGTGACAATTTCGCCAGTGGTGAAGGCTGTCACGGTCGCGCCAGTTCAGAAAGTTGTCACCATCTCCAACGTGTCAACGATTCCCACGGGCGCGGCTGGCGGCGACCTGACGGGTTCGTATCCGAATCCCACCGTAGCGCCGGGTGCAATCGGGTACGCGAAATTGCAGGACACGACAGCGGCGAGCGTGCTGCTCGGGCGCGGCGCGACGGTCGCGGGTGACGTGGAAGAGATCGCGCTTGGCACGGGTCTTGCCATGACGGGTACGACCCTGAGCGCGACCGCTGTGGGCTTGACTGACGGCGACAAGGGCGACATAACCGTCTCGGGCAGCGGCGCGACGTGGACGATTGACGCGGGCGCTGTGACGAACACGAAGATCGGCAGCAAGGCGGTCGATACCGCGCAAATTGCAAACGGTGCGGTGCAAGCGCTGCAAATCGACACAGACGCAGTCGAGACCGCGAAGATCCAAAACGGCGCGGTGACGTACGCGAAGTTGCCAGACATGGCGACTGCAACGTTGCTCGGTCGCGCGGCGGTCGGAACCGGAGATCCAGAGCAGATAGCACTGTCTTCAGATTTCGTACTGCAAGAGCTGATTCCCGGCGGCGCTACGTTGTCCATTTCAACCCGCACGGCAAGTTCTGTGATTGGCCGAAGCGCAGCAACTAGCGGTGCGCCTGCTGACATTGCGGCGACCGCAGACGGACAGGTGCTTCGTCGTGCTGGCGGCGTTGTCGGATTCGGTGCGAATCCTGCGGCTGGCTCATCAGGGCAAGTGATGTACAACGACTCCGGCATAATTGCTGGAGATTCCGGATTCACGTTTGATCCGCTGTCAGATACCGTCACCGTTGGTTCGGTTGCGTTCACTCCAAACGGAGAATTGATTCGCAACACGACGAACGGGCAAATGGACTTCATGCCTGCGCCCGTCGCCGCGAATGCGTTCGGCGTGTACATGGATTTCACCTCGTTCACCGTCGGCGCTCGCATGGGCGTAATCCGATCAAGCGACGGCGCGAAGAACCCTGCTGGCTCGTACATTCAGTACGAGACGCAGTTGGCGATTGTGTCGGACGTAAACACCGTCTACGGCAACAACGCGGAAGTTGTGATGCGCGTCACCACGACGGGGAACAAGACGTTTCAGCTCGCGCCATCGACTGCCGCAGGACGCAGCGCGGCAGTTGTCGTCTGCAACCAATCCCACGTCGGCGTTGCGAACCGCTCGCCCGCGACGGAGCACGTTGATCCGACGTTCTACGTGTACTCGTCAGACGGAGCGCAAGCGAATGACTACGTGCGGGTTTCGCACGATCAAACGGACGGCGTGATTGAATCGGGCGCGGGCAAACTTCGCATCAAGGGCGCGTCGGCTGTCCGCATCGAAAGCCCGAGCGGCGGGTTCGACCTGCCCGCGACGGCGGGCAGCGTCGGACAGGTGCTGACGACTGACGGCACGAACGCATCGTGGGCGACGCCGACCAGCGGCGGATTGTCCGAAGAGGACGCGGTTGCATTGGCGGTGGCACTATGAAGAGAATCCTCGACCGTACCGACTTCGTGTTTACGCCGGGCGCAGCGGGCGCGGGAACGATCGCTTTCCGCGGAGAACCGCCGACCTTCGAGAACATCCAGATCGTCACGAATGTCACGCGCGGCATCGTCGTGTACCAGTTCAACAGCACGACGAGGGGTTCGGCGGGCTACAACGAGGTCACGAACACGCTCACGCTCGACCTCGACACCTCGACGCACAGCGCGTCGGATGTTCTACAGGTAATCGTTGAGGAAGCCGAGGAAGAGAACGGCTTCACGCGCGTCGGCGGCGTCGATCCGCACGGAAACAAGAAGGGGCTTTGCGTCAACCCGCGCGGCCATGTCGTGCCGAGCGATCAGGAGATCGTCCAACGCTCGCGCTCGGCTCTCGGTACGCTGTGGATGGTCGAGACGACGGGCTACAACTCAATCGTCGTGCAGATGACGGGGACATGGGCGGGAACGCAGACATTCGAGATTTCGAACGACAGCACGACATGGTCTTCGGTCGCGGGATGGGCTGTCGCTGGAGCGGCTACGCCGATCACGACCGTCACCGCGAACGGACATTGGGTGTTCCCGTGCGTCGGTCGGTACTTCCGCGTCCGCTTCTCGACTTACACCAGCGGCAACGCGGTCGCGGTCGGCGTCCTCAAGAATCAGCCCGCGTTCTTCCCCGCGTCGAGTCCGAACATCGCGGCGAACACCGCGTTCAACATCAACCAGGTCGGCGCGGGCGCGATCGTCGCCGAGGACACGGCCTCGACGGCAAACCCGCTCATCATCGGCGGCGTGGTGCGAACCGCGCTCCCCGCTGCGACAGTGGTCGCGGGCGACGCCGTGCGATCGACATTCTCGCGCAGCGGTCAACTCGTCTGCAAGGACTTCGCGCCGGGCGACCTCGACTTCATCGTCAACACGACCGTCACGACGGCCACGCAGACCGCGATCCGCGCCGCGCAGGGAACAGACATCCGCCAGAATGTGACGCAGATCACCTACCAGAACACCAGCGCGACCGCGACCACACTGACGATCCAAGACGCGTCGGCCACGCTCATCGCGATCTCGGTTCCCGCGAGCATGACGCTCGCGCAGCAACTCACCTTCCCGACTCCCTTGCGCGGCACGGCAAACGCCGCGCTGAACTACACCGCGGGCACGACCGCATCAAACATCCTGCTCAATGTGACGGGCTTCAACTCCTACTGAGACACACGCCATGATCAATCAGAACATCGTCGGACAGCCCGCTGCGGGCGGCAACAACGCCTTGATGAACGGTCGCTCGGGGGCGCTCGGAGACGCGATCGTCTCGGAGCTGCACGGCGGCCTGTACGAGACGAACTACCAAGGCAACCTCTTCTTCGGCGGTCACGGAGCGCTCGTCGCGCTGTCGGCGAACACGATCACGCTGACGGCGACCACGACGCCGATCCTCGGCCTGTGGAACCCGACGAGCAACACGAAGAACCTCGTGCTGCTCAAGGCGTCGCTAAACCTGATCGCGAACAACCTGACCTCGGGCGCTGCACCCGGCGTGTTCGTGTGGGCGCTCTCGCTCAACAACGGCTCGATCTCGACGGGCAGCAACCCGTACAGCGGCAAGACCCTGCTTCAGTCGGGATCGAGCGCCAAGGTGTTCGCGGGCAATGTCGCGCTGACGGGACTCACGAACAACCTCGTCATCGTCGCTGGAACTGGCTTCTCGTCGCCGGGCGGCCTGACCTACACCACGCTCGGATCGACGGCGCTTATGCCGTCGTACGGCGGCATCGAGGTCTTCGATGGCTCGATCATCTTGCCGCCCGGCGGCGTCCTTGCCCTGCTCAACACGACGAGCAGCACCGTGTTCTCCGCAGTCGGTCGTCTTGATTGGGAAGAAGTGCCTGTCTGATAGGGGGACGCCATGACGAACGCCGAACGACTCGCCCTTGCGAGGAACAAACTTGCGCGCCTAGAGACGGCGCGGCGTCTTGCATGGGACGCGGGCAACGAGGACGAGGTGCGCGCCGTCGACGCCGACATCGAGGCGACTAACGCGCGCATTGTGGAGTTTGAGGCGGGGCAGTAGACTCCGCAACGGAGGACAACATAGATACAGAGGAACGCATGAAGATCGACATCGGCGCGGGCGAAACGCTTGAGGACGGTTGGATTTCGTGGGACATCAAGGAAGGCCGAGACTGTCGTCGGCTTGACTCGGTGAAGGACGCGTCGGTCGACGAGATCCGCGCGAGCCATGTCCTTGAGCACATCCCGAAGGCTCACACCGTCCATACGCTTCGCGAGTGGCGTCGGGTTCTGAAGCCCGGCGCTCGTCTGTTTGTGTCCGTGCCTGACTTCGCGAAGATCGTCTGCTGCATCATCGCGGGAAGCACTGACCCGCATCTTGAGGGATACCTGATGGGCGGTCAGACCGACGAGCACGATTTCCACCATGCGATCTTCACGGCGTCGAAGTTGAGCGATCAACTTGAGGTCGCTGGATTCTCGCGCGTCGCGATCCTGCATCATGCGGAAGGACGCAACTGCTCAAGGCATTTCATCAGCCTGAACATGGAGGCATTCAACGATGAAGGCTGAACTCGTACCCATTGACTCCCTGACCTTTGATCCGTCGAATGTCCGCAAGCATGGCGAGCAGAACCTCGCCACGATCAAGGCGAGCCTCAATCGCTCGGCCAGCAGAAACCAATCGTGGTGGATGCGAACGGCGTTGTCCGCGCCGGAAACGGCACTCTGATGGCGGCTAAGGCGCTTGCGCCTGTCGGTACGATCCCGTACGTCAAGGTCGGCGGCGCGTGGCTCTAAACAACAAGGATGCGAAGCATGAAGCAAGAGTGTAATTCACAGGTCGGGCAAGATGCTTGGGTTGCGCAATTGCTTCCGAACGGGCGCACGTACGTAGACATTGGCGCTGGTGAACCGCAACTCATCAGCAATACTTACACGTTGGAGCGCATGGGGTGGAATGGCATCCTCTGCGACATTCAGCACGAAGCACAACTACTCATGCACCGCGCGGGGAACGTTGTATACGGGGATGCATTTGCCGTCGATTGGAACGATGCAATCAAGCCGGACGTGGTGGATTACTTGAGCCTTGATCTTGAGCCGCCCGCGCTGACGCTGCGGGCGCTCTGCGCATTGCCGCTCGACCGGGTTCGGTTCCGTGCCATCACGATTGAACACGACGCATACCGTGGCAGCATGAAGGAGCGCACTGCAATGCGCGGCATCCTGTCGGCGTTTGGCTACGAACTGGTCGCGCCGGACGTGTGCTTGGTGTGCAACGGCAAGCCGATGCCGTTTGAGGATTGGTGGGTTGATCCAACTTCCGTACGACCCGACTTTGCGGCGAATCTTGCGGCTTGTATCCGCGCGGAGTACCTGAGCCATGCCCAAGCCAAGAGCCAAAGTTGATCTCCGGCTGGTGAAGACCCTTGCCGGGTACGGTTGTACGCAAGAAGAAATCGCCAACGCGGTTGGTTGCAGCGTGACTACGTTGCAGAAGTACGGGCGTACTGAACTCGACCACGGGTACGCGGAGATTCGGCGTTCTCTGCGACGTTGGCAGTACGAGGCCGCAAAGGGCGGAAATATCGCCATGTTGATTTGGCTTGGCAAGCAGTACCTTGGCCAGCGCGACAAGGCGGAACAAACGATCCGCGAGGAAGTCGTGACCATTGAGGAACTGCCCGCGAAACCTCCGGTCGATGCGTGAAAATCCAACTGCGCCCGCTCTCCTCCGTACTGCACCCAAGCCAAGTCGCAGTGGATGCGCAATTGGCGCGGTTCAGCGTCCTTGAGATTGGTCGCCGCTGGGGCAAGACAACATACGGACGAATCAAGGCCATGCGCCGCGCGATCAAGCGTGGCAAGGTCGGCTGGTTCGCGCCCACGTACAAGTACCTTGCCGACCCGATGCGCGACATGGTGGAAGCGCTCGCGCCCGTCACCAAGACACTCGACCGCGTAGAGAAACGATTGCAACTGGTCACCGGCGGCGTCATTGACTTCTGGTCGCTGGAAGACATCGACGCAGGGCGTGGGCGCGACTACGACCTGATCGTCGTGGACGAGGCTGGCTTCGTGCCGAAGTTGCTGGAATGGTGGCGCAACGCGGCGCGACCGACGCTATCCGACCGCAAGGGGACAGCGCTCTTTCTCGGCACGCCGAAAGGCACGGGGGACTTCCACCGCCTGTTCACAGAAGCGGAAGGTGACACCACTGGCACAATGCGAGCCTTCCGCATTGGAACGCGCCACAATCCGCACATTGACGCGGACGAGGTGGAGGACGCGCGGCGCTCGCTGCCGCCGGAAGTCTTCGCACAGGAGTACGAGGGCATTCCCGCAGAGGACGGCGGCAACCCGTTCGGGCTTGACGCAATCCGCGAGTGCATTGGTGAACTCTCCAAAGGCAAGGTCGCCTGTTGGGGGGTCGATCTTGCGAAGAGCCACGACTTCACGGTTGCCGTAGGACTCGACGCGGACGGCGCGGTGTGCCAACTGGAGCGCTGGCAAGCGCCGTGGCTTGTGACAAAAGAGCGACTCGCACATCTGATAGCAGAGAAACCTGCACAGATCGACTCAACTGGCGTAGGCGATCCAATCGTTGAAGACCTCCAGCGCGTGTGCCGTCGCGTCGAAGGCTTCAAATTCACATCGCCAAGCAAACAACAACTCATGGAGGGATTGCAGATTGCGATACAGACGCGCGATATTCGCTTCCCGGATGGGTGGTTGCGGGCGGAATTGGAATCCTTCGGATACCGATACTCAGGGAGACACGTCTCCTACGAGGCTACGGCGGGTCACGATGACGGCGTGTGCGCTCTTGCGCTCGCCGTGTACGCCCGCAGAACGCGGCGACCGATGACGATGAGAGTCATATGAAAATCATTGATCGAATCAAAGCCGCATTCACCACAGACAAGCCAAGCCGATACGAGGCCGCATCGACTGCAACGTTGATCGGTCGCAACTACGTGCCGCCGCCGTTCAACTACCACCAAGCGGTAATCGAATGCCGTTCGTGGATTTACGCTGCCGCGCGGCTGAACGCTGTAGCCGTGGCATCTGCGCCGTTGCGCTTGTACGTGCGCCGACGCGAAGGCGCAAAGCGCTTATGGAACACACGCAGGACGGGACGTCGCACGAAGGCGTATCTGTCCGGCGACCTCGGCCAGCACCCGTCGCGCTACGCGATGACCAAGGCAGCGGAGTTCGGGGACGATTACGAAATCGTCACGGACGCGCACCCGCTCTTGGAACTCCTGTCGAAGGTCAACCCATATCAGAACGGATTCGATGCAACCGTCCTGCGTGTGCTATACGCTGAGTTGACGGGCAACGCATATCTGCATCCGGTGATTGATCCGGCGCTGAATGTCCCGGTGGAATTGTGGACGATGCCGCCGCAATGGGTGAAGATCGTTCCCGGAAACCCGCTGCGTGATGAGCCGTGGATCAAGGCGTACGAGTACGGGCGCAATGATGCGCAGCGGCAAGACTTCGCGCCGGATGAAGTGATTCACTTCAAGTATCCGAACCCGCGCGACCTGTACTACGGACTCGGCAAGGTTGAGGCCGCGTGGGGCGCGGTGACTAGCAACCAAGCGCTTCATGAAATGGATTACCACTTCTTCGCCAACAAGAGCCGACCGGACTACCTTTTGGTGACGAAGGGCGACGCAAGCGACGAAGAGTTAGAGCGGTTCACGGCGCAAGTCGAAACGAAGTTGCGCGGTACGAACAAGACTGGGCGCTTCCTTGCGATCACTGGTGACGTGGACTTGAAGCCGCTGCAATTCCCGCCCAAGGATTTGCAGGGGCGCGAGGAGATCGTTGAGGAAATCGCCGCTGTGTTTGGCGTTCCCGTTTCGATGCTTCGCGCGAATGACCCGAACCTTGCAAGCGCAACGGTTGGCTTTGCGACGTGGAAGGAGACAACGATTCTCCCCATGCTCCGCATGGATGAAGAGGTGCTGAATCAGAACCTTGTCCCGCTGTTTGGAATTGAGGGCGATGCGTTCTTGGCGTACGACAACCCCGTACGCGCGGATGAGTCGTCAGAAACAAGCAAGCGGATTTCCTACGTGCAAGGTGGCATCCTGACGGCGAACGAAGCCCGCGAGCAAGAGGGGCTAGAGCCGGTTGCAGACGAGAACGCAAATCGGCTACTCATCAACGGACAGCCGCTGGGCGGTCAGCCCGCACCATCACCGTTTGGTGGTCTGTTTGGCGCAAGCGCGACTGTGCCGCTGGCAAGCCGCCCACTCGCAACCACAGAGAACATCTCCGAAGAGTTGGCGGAAGAGGAAGTCGCCCCCGAAGTCGCCCCCGAAGTCGAGCCAAAGGCAGTGCAGCGGAAGGACGCTTGCGGCTGCGGCTGCGGAACGTCGAAGACCGTCAAGCAGTCGGATTTCATCAGCAAGCACAAAGACGAATCCAACGACGGCGGATTCAGCGCGTGGCTCAAGACCAAGAACGCTGAGCGCGAGGCCGCGAAGATTGCCAAGCGCGAGAAAGAGGCCGCAGCGCGTATCTCGCAAGAGTTTGATCGACAGGTGAAAGAACTGCTAGCGTCGCTGGCCGCCGCCGAACGGCCAAGCGTTGAACTTATCCAGCAAGCCGAACGCATCATGCGCAGCCGACTCGCGCAACGCGCCGTCGTGGAAGCGCTCACCCCGTACATCCGCGAGGCCATCGAAACCGGAATCACAATCGGCGTAGAGACGGTCGAGAAGATTGCGCCACAGGTGGACTTTGAAGCGGAACGCGCCGACCTTGCCAAGTACGCGGAGACGGAATCTGTGCGGTTGTCACGGCGCACAGCGCAAGGCGTAATCGAAACGCAGACGGAGAAGGTGCGCACCGTTCTTGGCGACGGACTAGAGAAAGGCGAGAACATCGACCAACTCGCAACGCGCGTACAGGAGTGGGCAGACGGACAGAAAGACCAAGACGGAAGTTGGTCACGCGCTACCACCATCGCGCGTACGGAGTCGATGCGAGCGGCTCGCTCCGCTGAGTTGGAAGCGTGGGAATCAACAGGTTTGGTGACAGGGAAGACGTGGCTTCTCGCGCCTGACCCGTGCCAATTCTGCGAGGCAGTATCCAAGTCATTTGAAAACAAGTCGGTTGGATTGCGCGACACGTTCTACAAGAAAGGCGACGTTCTGACAGGCGCAGGCGGCGGACGCATGGTTCTTGACTTTGAAGACGTGACCGCGCCGCCGCTGCACCCGAACTGCCGATGCTCCATGATTCCGAAACTGGTCAGCGAGTTGGACGAGATCACGCGCGAGATTGAGGATTCCGGCGCTCTTGCGCGAGCGCAAGCGGAAGTCAACGCAGAGGATGCAAAACGATGAACGTCACACGCAAGGCTCTACCCGCTGAACTGCGATCGACCCCGAAGGGATTCACCGCAGTAATCACCGCAGAAACGCTCGACCGCGACGGCGAAGTATTGATTCCGCAGGGCATGAACAGTACGGAGTTTGAATCAAACCCCGTGCTGTTCTGGAATCACGACTACTCACAGCCTGTTGGCAAAGCAAACGGACTCAAACGCAAAGAGTCCACCATCATTGGCGACTTCACGTTTGCGCAGCGCCCGGACGGATACAACGGCGAATTCTTTCCGGAGGTTGCCGCCGCGCTGGTAGGCCAAGGCATCATCAAGGGCGTATCTGTCGGCTACGTGCCTGAGGACGGCGGAACGCGCCGCGCCAGCGAAGTTGACCGAAAGAAGTACGGCGACCGGGTACATACGGTGTACTCACGTTGGAAACTGCTTGAGGTGTCGCTTGCGCCGTTGCAATCGAACCCCGATGCGCTCATTACCGCCGTCAAGAAGGGCTTGGTTTCGCCAGTTGCGGCTAAGCGATTCTTCGGCGTGGAGATTCCAAAGCGCGTGGTTGTGAGTGTGCTGCTTCCCGACGCGCCCTCAACTCAAGCAAAGGCTGCGCCGATCAACGTAGAAGCGGTGATTCGTCGTGAAGTCGCAAAGGCTCGCGGCGCGATCTACCTCGACTGACGCTCGGCTTGTCTTACGGCGTAGCGCCTACAGGAAAGCCTCAAGCGGGATTGAAAGACAGAAAGTTGTCCTATGAACACCATGAACCTTGCAGATTTCCGCAGCGCATTGCAGCGAGCGGGACGCATCAAGGGCGAAGCAGGGATCATCGCGCAGAAGAAACTGATCCTCGACGGTTACATGATCGTTGACGAATCAGGCATGGCGGTTGACCCGGAATCGCTCGACATCGTTGTAACACCAAGCACCAGCGCTCCCGCCGAAGTCGAAACCGACATGGCGAAGGAGGAGGAAGAAACCATGACCGAAGAGAAGATCACCAACGCCGTCAAGTCGGCACTTGCAGATATCGTTGCTACCAAGGGCATCAATCCCACCATGCCGCGCGTCGAGTCGCCGCGCGTGTACGGAAAGTTGAAGTCCTTCAAGAACACCCGCGAAGGCGTGGATTCCGCGTACCGTTTCGGTCGCTGGTTCGCCGCCGCTGCGGGTCACACCAAGTCCCTTGAATGGTGCAAGACCAACGGAATCAACCTTGTCCGCGAGAAGGCGCACGTCGAAGGCGTGAACTCCGCAGGCGGTTTCCTTGTGCCGGAAGAGATGGACAGCGAACTGGTCACGCTCCGTGAAGAGTACGGCGTGTTCCGCCGCGAGTCTCGCGTCATTCCGATGTCTTCGGATACCCGCAACGTCAACAAGCGCACTGGCGGTCTCACCGCGTACGCCGTTGGCGAGGCTGCAGCGATCACGAAGAGCCAGCAGACCTTCGGCCAAAACAAGTTGGTCGCAAAGAAGATCGGCGTTCTGACTGAGATTTCCAGCGAACTGAACGAGGATTCGATTGTGAATCTCGGAGACGAGGCCGCAGACGAAATCGCACAGGCGCTCGCGTACTTTGAGGACAACGCCGGATTCAACGGTACGGGTACCTCGGCCTTCGCGGGCATCGTCGGCCTCGAAAGCGTAATGACCGACTCGACCTATCAGATTGCAGACATGGGCTCAGTCACCACGTACGCTACTGTCGGCCTTGCTGAACTTGTCGCAGCATTCCGCAAGTTGCCAGCGTTTGCAGCAAGCCGGAACAACATCAAGATTTTCTGCAATAAGAGCGCGTGGCACGGCGTGTTTGAGCGCTTGGCGGCGGCTGCTGGTGGCAACACCATGCAGACTCTCTCTGATGGCATCCGTACGCCGCAATTCCTCGGCTACCCGGTGGTTTGGACTCAGGCAATCCCTGTCTCGGAAACTGGCGGCGCGACCTTCGCGTACATCGGTGACCTCCGGCTCGCGTCGTACTTCGGTGACCGTCGCCAGACGGCAATCGACTTTAGCAACACGGCTGGCGACGCTTGGGAGAACGACCTCATCGGGGTTCGTGCAACTGAGCGCATCGACATCATCAACGCGAACGTCGGTTCGGCTTCGCAGTCCGGCGCGCTTGTGCGCCTCACGCTCTAACAGATCGCAACGTGGGGCGGCGGGTAGCCCCCGCCGCCCCCTAGCAGGAGAACACACACCATGAAGCCAAACACAAAGTTTCAGATTTCCGCATTCGGTGCAACCAACGTTTCTGCGTTGACGGCCAGCATTGATACGCGCGGTTTCAACTTCGCTCGCATCATTTGCTTTGCCTCTGGAACCCCCGGTCTTTCGACTACGCTCACCAATAACAGCCTTGAGGAGAGCGACAATAACTCCTCGTGGTCGGCCATCACGGAAGCAGCACCGGGAACGGCGTACACGCCAAGTTCAGCGACTGTGGCAACCACGGAAGCGCGGCTGGTCTACGAGGTTTCGCTCGTTGGCCGCAAGCGCTACCTCAAGCCGACGCTGGGTCTTCACGCGACCACGCAACCAATCATCGCGGTGGAACTCGGCCTCGCGGCTGACGCTCCGCTGACTGCTGCGGCCAATGGCGCGGCACATCTCGCGCAGATTTGAGCGCAAGACTTCGCATCTGGCGACCTCGTCCCCCTAGCGGGGGCGGGGTCGCTGTGCGTAAAGTGCCGATGACAATTTCGCGGAGTACGCGAAACACAAATCGGAGGTGCGAATGTCAGAGCGAAACGACGTATTGGCACGGGCTATCAGCGGCGAAGAAGTGAAGGCAGCGCAAGCGGTCGAAGGCAACGAAGCACGTTTCGACGTGCCGGACTTTGACGCTGGCGTGAAGATGTACACGGACGGCACGGGCAGCGTAGAGGAGTCGATCCTCGGAAACGGCACGTACCGCAGCATTTGGAACCGCGAGAAGTTGGCCAAGGTTCTTTCAATGGCCGGATGGGACATCGTGGGCGGCGTTCACGGGACACACTGGAGCGACGGCAACGGTTGGATTTCCGTAGTCGCGCGGCGCGTGAGTAGGCCGACACCGAAACTGCCGATGGCTGACGTGTACGCGATCATGAGTCTTCCGCGCATCGCGTGGACGGAAAACTTTGCCTCAGTCACGCGCGTTTGCACCCGCCTTGGGATTGACTTTGCAAAGGCTACTGGCGTGTTTTGGGGTCAGTGTATGCAACGGGTCATGGAGAAGGCGATTGATGAGCCGAAGAACAAGTACGTGATGTCGATTGATTACGACTCGGTGTTCGACGAGAACGACGTCATTCGACTTTGGCAGATCATGGAGACGCGGCCTGAGATTGACGCGCTGTTCCCGCTGCAAATCCAGCGCGAGAAAGAGCGCGTCCTGTTGACGATGGTGGATCAGAACGGGAAGCGCATTGAGCGCGTCGATGCCGCGATCTTTCGGCAAGAGGCTATCGAATGCGAGACAGGGCATTTCGGCTTGTCATTCTTCCGCGCGACGGCGTTGCGCCGGATGGCGAAGCCTTGGTTCTTGCCGACGCCGTGCGCAGATGGCACGTGGGGAGATGGTCGGATTGACGACGATATCCATTTCTGGAAGCAGTGGGCGCAGTGCGGGAACCGCTGCTACGTCACGCCGCGTGTTCGCATCGGTCATCTGCAATTGAAGATCACGTGGCCGGGTGAAGACCTCCGCACGATCCATCAATACTGCACGGATTACAACGGCAACGGGAGGCCAAGCGAATGCACCACCTATTGACGATCATCCGCAACGTGTCGGTGCATGAGGATTTCGTGGGTCGGCGCGACCTTCGACCCGGCGCGATCTACAACGCGGACGAGACTACGGCAAGGCGGTTGGTTGACGGCGGGTACGCGCGTCTCTTGGTTGAACCGTCGCCGCTGTTTGTGGACGCGACCACACCACCGGAAAGACCGAAGAAATCACGACGGAGGAACGATGGCAGTAGCAGCGACAGCGCATGTTGACCTACCCGATACCAAGAGTTTCCTTGGGATCACGGGTTCAGCCAGCGACCAAATCCTAGAACGGTGCATCGACCGCGCGAGCGCGTGGGTGGATCGTTACTGCGGTCGGGTCTTCAAGTCGCAGCGCCACTACGAAATCAAGGAAGGCGGCGGCGAACGGCTGGTGCTGAGGCATCAACCCGTTACTGCCGTCCATTTCGTCGGTACGTCAACCGAAACCATGCTGACGATTCAAGCGACGGCGGGGAACGACATCCTCGCTACCGCGTCCATCATGGACGGATCGTTGATCCTGCGCCGCATTGCCTCGGACGGGACGCTCTTAGCCGTTTCGTTGGCGTTGGACACCTACGCCACGTCTGCGGCGCTGGCGGCTCAGGTGACCGCTACGGCGGGTTTCTCGGCCACCGTTGGAATCAACGCCCCAAGTCGGTATTTGGTGCGCTCGGCAGCGACGGATTGCCGCTCAAGCGGCGCGATGCTCGGGTACACGCAGCCCGTGACGGAATGGCAACTGGACGAAGAGCGCGGCATCATCTACGGGCGCTCCGTTGACCAGTGGCGGTCGGTTCTGGTGGACTACCAAGCCGGGTACGAAACCGTTCCTGCGGACGTTGTTCAGGCGACTTTGCTGGTTGTCGGGAAGTTCTTCCGCGACCGAACGCGAGATGCGTCCGTACAGTCGGAATCGCTCGGCGGATACTCGTACTCGCTCCGCGCGGGTGACGAGACGGCGCGGGAAATTGAGATGCTGTTGGGTGCGTACCGGAGGATTCGTTGAGCATCGAAGCGATGGTAAACCGTATGGGAATCACGCTGTACGTGTACAGGCCGACTACGTCGGTCGGCGCGGACGGCGAGGTGCAGCGCAACTACACGCGCGGCCAAGAGGTGCGCGGGTTTGTGGACTCCGGGAGCGAGGACAGCGCAATCGCGTACGGTCGCGCCACGGGTCAGACGAGCGCAACGATTTACCTTGCGGGGGTTGTGGACGTGCGGATTGATGACGAGATCCGCAACGGCTACACGGGAACGGTGCGCAACTGGCGCGTCGGTGGCGTGGTGCAACCGGGCGAGACGTTCGCCAGCAACGGCGCACCTCATCTCACGATGACTGTCGTAACGGCTACGGAAGTTGACCCCGGGGTGACGCTATGAGCGCTTCGTTTACGTGGCGCGGCGGTTCTCCTGATGAAGTGAAAGACGCTGTAAGACAAGGCATCATCAATGGTCTTGCTGGTGTAGCTCTGGAAATGCAAACACAGTTGCGGTTGCACTTGTCTAAGCCGGGGTCGGGTCGCAGATACCGTGTTGCCAAAGGGAAGAAGAAAGGCAGGAACCTCCGCGCTCGCGGCATCCACGTAGCGTCTGCACCCGGCAATCCGCCAGCGGCATTGAATGGCCATCTCCGCGCATCGTGGACAATTGTCCAGCGTGGGTTCGGAACCAAGACAATCGACGCAAACAAAGACGGGCAGATTGACGGGTTCTCATCTGTCAAAGGTAGAAAGACCTTGGTTACCTATATGCTCGGAACCAACCTTGTCTACGCGCGGGCGCTTGAATACGGGTTCAGGAAACTTGCAGCACGTCCGTACGTTCGGCCTGTTGTGAAGTACGTTACGCCAAAGGTGCAAGACATCATGCAAGCGGGAATGGCAATCGCGCTAAAGGGCAAACGATGAAAGCAATTCTCGACGCTCTCAAGAGCAGGCTTCACAGCACGTCGGCGCTGACCAACGTAGTCGGGACGCGCATCTATCTCGACGTAGGCTTTGCAAACGCGCCGCTTCCGTTGCTGGTCTACCGCGCGACGGAATCGCGGGTCGAACGGTTGATGGGCGTAACAAAACACACCATGACCTTTGAGTTTGAGTTTTTCTTCTCCAACAGCGGAACGCAGGACATACACACGGCGGCGGCTGCGCTCGCTACTGCGCTCTCTACTCCGTTGACTGTTTCCGGGTTTGACCGTGCGGTGTTCATCCGAGAGGAAGCGGGTGCGCCGTCATTCGCTGACGATTCTTGGTCGATCACAGAAACGTACCGGGCTACCGCCTTCGACACTTGATAGGAACACACCATGGCAATCACCACGTATGCAATCGGAAACGACGGAGCGGTTACCCTCCCCTCCGGCGCTGAACTCCTCCAAGTCCGTTCCTATGCTGCGACGCTTGAGCGCGTTGAAAGCGAAGTGACTGGCTTTGCCGACACTGGCCGACGCAAGCGGCTTGGAATGCTTGACGTAACGGGGTCGCTCACTGGCGTTGCTGGCGTTGGCACTGCCACGAACAGCACCACCATTCTGCACAGCACCGCTACGGCGGCGCTGACGCTGAAGGTGTTCGACACCACTGGTACTTCTGATTGTCAGATCGCGGCAAACTGCATCTTCAACGGGTTTGCATTCAACGTGGACAAGACGGGCGACTCGACGTTGACTTGCAACTTTGCGAACGGTGACGGCGCAGCGCCCGTAATTACTTGGCTCGTCTGACGATGAACCCTCAACTTGGTGCCGTTGCGAGTGTCTTCCACCCGTCCGATTCGGATTGGGTGGTTTCAATTCGTTTCCGCGACGGCGTGATTCGGCAACGCCGAATCAGCCCGGGAACGATTACCGAAGATCAAGCGATCCACTACGCGCTGGCAGCGGAGCGCAAGTCAATATACGCGGTCGAATGGCTCGCCGCGCGGCGAGCTTCCGACAAGACGATTGAGCCAAGCGGAGCCGACCTGTTTCTTGAACGAATGCGGAGGATGCGAAAATGATTCGACGTGCTGAATGGACTGTGAACCTTGGTAGCAACGGATTCCGTCTGCGCCCGCTGACGGTGCGCGAGCGCTTGATGCTCTCGGAAGACCTGAGCAACGAACGCGCGGAAGTCGCGGCAAAGGATGGCCGCGCGGCGGGCTTGCCGCCAGTTGACCTTGCAGAGTACATCGGAGAAGCGCGGCGCAAGGCGGCGGCTATCTCCTCGCTGTACCTCGATTGCTACTCCGTGCAGGGACAGGTACGGGTGCTCACGGTGGTGCTTGGGGATGACGTGGACTCCGCTTGCAAGTTTGTGGAGTCTTGCAGTCCCCGTGACGCTACGCGAGCCTGTCTAGAAGCGCTCGGCATCGACACGGAGCAACTCGACAAGGAAGACACGGCGACCTCGGGAAACGCCTAGCGCCGCGCACGTCGGAACGCGACGTCGTGGCGGAAGCGCACATCATCGCGCGAGCCGCGCCGGGGCTAGGTCACCCATTCGATTTGGCGTGTTGGGAGTTCGACGCGCACTTGCGCCATGCCATCGAAGGCCACGGGAACACGTCGCAGGATGACGGACGCGGCTGGATGCGCCGATACGTAGAACAACGATGAACGCTGGCAATCTCTCAGTATCCGTCGAAGCCGACATGAAGGCGCTGGAGGCAAGCCTCGCCAAGATGGAGGCTATGTTCGTCGAGTCCGGCAAACGCGCCGCTGTCGCGTTTCAGCAAGCGACGGGACAAATCCAGCAAGCGCCAACAGACGTAGGAGCGGCTGCAAAGCAGATCGCGGAAGAGTTCAAGAACGCTGCGAAGTCGGCGGGCGAATCTTTTCGCCAAGAAATCACGCGAGAAATGGAGAAACTACCGCGCCAAGTTGCGCCGATTGTCAAAACCACGGTTTCAACAGTTGGCGGCGGTGCTGGTTCAAGTGCGGGAATCGATTTCGGCAAGAACTTTGGCGCGAAGGGCAGCGAGATTCTCAAGAACTTTGCCGCGCCGATGATGGCCGCGCAGTTGGCAAAAACGCTTGCCGGAATCATCCGCAGTGAAAAGCCGTTGAACGAGGCGATTCTAGACGGCATCAAGCAAATACCGTTCGTCGGCGCATTTGCTGAACTAGGTAACGCAATCTACGACGCAACGTTTGGCGCTGCGGATAAGGCAGCGGATGACCTTGTGAAGAAGGAAATTGCTGCCAGAGATGAAATGGTACGTGCTGCGAGAGAGCGAGAAGGCGAAACACGCGAATCGCAAGACCGTACTTTGGGGTTGCGCGTTGAAGAAGAAAAACTTAAGTTTCAATTGAAGGTGAACGAGGTACGTAAGAAAGGCAATGAAGAATCCATAGCCCTAGCCAACTTTGCAAAGTTTCGTGACGAGCAGCGTCTAGAGTTTGCATTGATGGAAGCAAAAGAACTTCCGCGCGAAGAATTCGACGCATTCGTTAGAGTTCAAGACATCAAGCGAGAGATTCGACGGCAAGAGTTGAATTTTGAACTTGAAGCAATTGAGAAGAAGCGGAAAGCCGAAGAGGACGCAATCAAAGACCGGACACAAGCAGAAGCAGAAGCACTCAGAGAGAAGAATGCCAACGAAAAACGGCAACTCATCAAAGACGTGATGAAGTTTGAAGCAGATCAAGAAAAGGAAGTCGGCCGGCTAGAACAAGAACGGCTTTCCGCAATTGAGCAAGCCGACAAGGAAAGCCGCTCTTCCGCGCGTGTTGGCAGCGTTGACACGGCTATCGGTGAATTCAAATTCGCGGCGTACTCTGACGCAGAACGCAAGAAGAACGACGAATCCGCAGTCGAAGCGCTGCGCCGTATCGTCTCTGGTATCGAAGAGCAAATCAAGATCACGAAAGAGGCGGTGTTTTCGTAATGGCGCAGACCGTGTACGAGCAGTTGCAGTCTCGAAATCTGTCCGTCTCCGGCGGCAAGGTGACGGGTTCGCGCGTGTTCCACGTGTGGGACGAGTCCGCCGCAATCACCAGCCCTGCGGCCATCGAACTCGGCGCGAACGGAATGCCCGCCAAGGGCGACCTGTTTCCGGGAGAGTCGAACGTCTACGCAATCACGTACGCCGTCGATCCGCTAGGAGACGGCGCGAACACGTGGAAGGTCACGTGGCAGTATGGCCGCAACACGCTTAGCGCGAACGATACGGGGTACGTGGAGCGCACGGTCAACACGCAAGCGGTGTTCCGCGACGTGTACCGCGTCAACGTTCCAAGCGGGTACAACGGCAACGGATCAAACGGCGCAGACATTGGCGGCACGTCCTTAGATTCCGGTGGCAACCCAACATCGCTGCTTTCGCTGGTGATTACGATTGGCCTTGTCGAGACGGTGCTAGAGCCGACTGTATCCGGAAGGCTACAGACCATCGCAACGATGATCGGCAAGCGCAACAACTCGCAATTTGAGGGGTTTGCTACGGGTACGCTTCTGTACAAGGGCGCGAACAGTTCGCGCGTGGGAACGGGCTTGTTTTCAATCTCGCATGAGTTTGAGTTTCGGAATGACTTCCACATGGTGCAGCAGCCGCGCAGAACGTCGCAAGGTGACGTGATGATCGGATTTACTCCGACGCTCGGGTTTGTCGCTGCGCACGTGTTTTTCGTGCAGCCGTTCCCTGAAACCGCAAACTTCAACCTTCTCTCGGAGAACTTCTGATGGCACAAGAAATCAGCATTAATCTGCGTATGCGTGTGAACAAGGGTTTCTTGATCCACGAAGACAGCGTGACGAACCAACTCGTAGACATGACGGGTTCGGTGGCCGCTGGTGGAGTGCAGAACGTCGGCACAAATCCAGAAGTCATTGTGGTAAATGACGTGGCGACTGCCGGGTATTCGTTCTTCCGCAACACCGGGGCGACCAACTTTGTTGAGTTGGGTACTGGTACGGGTACGAGTTTCGTCGCCTTCGCGAAGTTGAAGGCAGGGGAAAGCAGTTGCTTGCGACTTGGCACGAACGCGCCGACCGCGCGGGCAAACGTGGCAGCGATCGACCTCCAATACTACATCGTCTCCGACTGATGGAATTCCCACGACTCACATCCGGCAACCTTGGCGCGTTGACGTTTGCGCACGTCAACGAGATTTTCCGACGCATACAAGAATTGGAGAACACAACCCAAGGCGGCGCAAGCAATGGAAAAAGCACCATTGGGTTGACGTTTCTAGCGAGGATCACTGCGATCAACGAAGGCCGCGCGGCATTTGTGCAAGTTGCACGAAACAGCGCAAACGTCGGCCAGTTTGACGAAGTGCAGGGCGGAGCAACATCGACGCAAGCCGACAACCAGTTTGCATTCCCGATCTACAGTTCCGATTTGCGAGCGAATCAAATCGTCTCAGTCTGTGCGCGGCGAATGACGGGCGGGGCAGTGGCATACGAGGCGATTGTGAGCGAGCCGCCGGAAACGCCGTTCATCATCATTTCGCATACGGGTAATCCTCCAGTGTGGACGTACTCGGGGAGAGAAGCGCGATGGGACGGAGTGCAGCGGCGATTCTACGCCGTAGAGAATTCCCCCATTGTGACGCTCTACAACGGAGCCGAAAACCCTATCGACAACAACGAAGAACTCGGGGTCGGTACAAAGGTTTTAGACGCAACTCCTTTTACCCGGCGACCGATCAAGAATGACACGGTGGTTGTTGCAACCAAGACGCGCATTGGTGAATACGTGTTCAGCGTTCCCAACGGATACGAGGTTCTATGTCAGTGAGCCAACCAACCTTTGTAATGCGCGTTCCGACGAGTCGCCGTTCAGCGAAACTCGCGGCGGACGTGGCGCGTACTGTCGATACGCTCTTGTACGAAGTTCCGCCGAATATGAGTACGCGCGTTCATGCGCTTTGGCTTTGCGCGTTTGGCTCAGGCAACCACACAATCCGGGTGCATCACACGCGCAGCGGCGAAGCGGTCGGCGGCGCAAACGCGCTGTTCTACAATTTAGCCGTGAACGCGCACCATACTCAGGTCTACGACCAGCCGATTCTGATGTCATCGGGCGACCGCCTTTGGATTCACTCCGACGCGGCAGACAAGATCACGGTTACGGTGTACGGAGATGAGGCATGAGCCTTGAAGCGGCGCTGATTCGCTGTTGCTGCATTCCGATTCCATCGACACCGTGTGCGCAGTTGTTTGCTGCTTGCTTTGGGTGGCCGCCGCCGCAAACGGTTTCGGTGATTGTTACGGCGCAATTTCGCGCTCGGTTCAATGAATCGCAAGAGTGTGGTTGGGTTTCAACAACTCAGCGGAATTTGTCGTTTGGCCTAACTGGAGTTCTTGCCGATCCCGACGATGCAACATTCCCAACGTGGCCGTTTTATCGCGTTCAAGGAATGGCTAACGTATCATCTGTTGAAAATTTGAAAGATGGGTTTTATGACCCTGAAGGTGGGTGCGGACTTTCAGTTGACATAACGGAGACTGTGGACGGTGAAGGCGAATGCTTCGGCGTCGTTAGTTGTGGAGTTTGCCCGCCTGTGACTGTAGAAGGAGAATGCCCTTCTGGTGGTTTTGGAGGAGGAGGAGGAGGACAGCCTTTAGTCAATCCAATAAGCATAACTGCCAGCATTTCTGGCTCTTTTGCTGGATTGTATACAATTCGGTCTTTTGATGAACCTATGCAGCAATATCCAGCGCAATGCGGATTGGCTGCTTCCATATTACTTGACCAGTGCGCTACGACACCGTGCCGATGTAGGCCGTGCAACTTTGGTCAACCGGATTTTTCTATGGGTGCTTCGGTTTCGTACTCATATGAAACGCCGTTTGGTTCGGTTACTAGGTCTTTACCTTTTATTGCTCCACTATGCGACGAAAGCGACGGCGCAAATGAGTACGTCTTTACAGGCACAGCCCGAATCATCTTCTCCTAAGTGCGCATGGATGCACCGCATCTGTTTGCACCCAAAGCATTTCAAAGCAAACGAATCTGCTTGCATTGGCTGCGCTGACTACATGAATCCTCCGCGCGGCGCTGGCGACGTCGTACACGCGATCACCACGGCAAGCGGAATCGCCGCAGCGGTGAACGCGGTCACAGGCGGAGACTGCGGATGCGCGAAGCGTCGCGCCGCATTGAACGCGGCGCTTCCGTTCACCGATAAGCCAAGCAAGGACGGCAACTAATGGCACTGACCTACGACAGCACGAACGGACTCTTCACGCGGCTTGGCGTTCTCGTTGAGTTCATGGATCAAGTACGAACGCATCAGAACAACTTGCGCACCTTGCTTGCCAAAGTGCAGGATGAGTACAGCAACACCGATGCTTGGATGATTGACGTACTCGCGGGGAACATCGAGACGCGCATCCAAGAGGCGGGCGGTGTACTCAATGACGTACGCGCTTCCGCAGAGCGGACGCTGGTAGAGATGACTTTTGCCGAAGCGAACACGTCCGGCGCAACAAACGTCATGCGGGCGAAGACGCTATCCGACGCGCTGGTATGGCTTATCCGCCAAATGGATGCCGACGTTGAAACCGTGAACGGTACAACCGTCAGCAAGAGCAGCGCGTCCTACGCTGCATCCAACATCGGCAACGGCCAGTTTGTGTACCTTTTTGAAGCGCCAAACGTGTTGCTCGGCTCCACGGCAGATTGGCCGAACGTGCGCACGGAGCAGATGGAAGCGCGATGCGTTCAGGACGCGGCAAACGGCAGCGTACTGCCCGGGTCGGAAACGTTTGAGGTGCGCGGACAGCCCGCGTACCCGCCGCTGGATTACCGATTCCCCGCCGGTAGCGGAACCACGACGCGCATCAACACCATCTGCGCGAGCGTTGATGCTGGCCGACCGATGCAGAATCTCTTGACCAACTCCGACTTTGAGGAGCAGTCGTCAAACCTCGCGTCTCGGTGGTCGGTGGTCACGGGAACGGCTGGTACGCAGTTCCTCACGGAGACGGGCGCATCGAACATCTGGCGCGGCGCGAGCAGCATACGACTTGCGTCTGGCACTGCTGCGACGTTCAACATCCGACAAGAGATTGGCAGCGCGGCGGGTACGTTCTCGCGCTTGTCGCCCGACCGCCCGTACGTGATTGCGTTCGCCGCGCGAAAGGTGGCGACGGCAACAGGCAACATCCGGCTCTCAGTGAAGGATGCCAGCGGTAACATCATCGACGGCGGAAACTTCAACGGTGCGTGGGATGTCTCAGCGTTTAGTACGTCAATGGCTCTCTATACGCTCACGCTGCGCACCCCGCGAAACGTGCCGCTTACGACGTACTTCCACATTGAGAGTACGACGGCAATCGCAAATGCCGACGTGTACATTGATGAAGTCGTGTTTGCGGAGTTGATGCCAGTTGCTCCCGGCGGTCAAGCCATCGGAATGATTGCGGGTTCGACCGATTGGCGGGTAGATGACAACGGGCGCTTCAACTTCACCAACAACGGCGAGGGCGAGTTCGTGCGAGCGTTTGATCGGCTGTTCGATATGTACGGCAAAGGCTTGTCGCTGCCGCAGAACTACTCCAACACCGAAACGATTTCCGATACGCTCATTGCGTGAGAGCAGTAAGGATCGCGGCTCGCGCCTGTGCCACTAGGTCGCGCACTTCTTCGTCCTCGCACGTGTCGAGCGCCAACGTGTACAAGTCGTGCGACTCCCACGAAATCTCTTCGATGGAGCGGCATCGCGCCGCGTCGCGCCGTACGCGCATGGAGACGATGAGCGCCAGCGTAGTTTCAACGTGGTCGCGGACTCGCCGTGCCTTGAGTTTCGCCGGTACGGGCTGGCTCACGTGGGAAGATTACCTTCGTTTTTGTGGAATCTGCGGAAATTCTCAAGGCGTGGCGCGGGAATGGCGATACATTCTCACGCGATGACAAGTTGTCATCGACACGGTTTCGCATGACGCGAGGCCAAACAGGAGTACGCACAATGCCAGAGTATGACCTTACGCCGTTGGTGGTAGTCGCCGTGATCGGGCTACCCGTTCTTGTCGCAATTCTCTTGGGAAAGGCTCCGTCCGATGAATGAGATCATCCGCACTGGTGGCGCGGTCGCGCCCGTTCAACTCGACCCCATGGCCGTAGCCGCGATCTTTCGACAGTCGGGGATGTTCCCCGACATTCAGAGCGAGGCGCAGGCGGCCACGAAAATCATCATCGGTCGAGGTCTTGGTTTGACGGACTTCGACGCAATGTCCGGCCTGCACATCATCAAGGGCAAGGCGGTTCTTGCCGCGAACCTGATGGCTGCGGCGATCAAGCGAAGCGGACGGTACGACTACCGGGTGTCCTGCAACACTGACGTTGAGTGCGTCATTGAGTTCTACTCTGGCGCGAACCGGATCGGTGAATCTCGGTTCAGCATGGAGGACGCGAAACGCGCGGGACTTGGCGGCGACAACTGGCGCAAGTACCCGCGCGCAATGCTGTTCGCTCGGTGCATTTCCGCCGGGTACAAGACGCACTGCCCGGATGCACTGGGCGCAGCGCCCGTCTACGTTGAGGCGCACGGAGAAAAGGAGATTCCCGACGATCCGCCTGCAAAGTCAGCGCCGCAGCCCGCCAAGGCGCTTACGCGCGAGGAGCGACGTGCAGACACGGAACGGCTGCTAGCCCCTGTGGCAACCCCTCCGGGTGAAATCCCAATCGACGGCGGCACGGATGCCGTGCCGGTCGAGCCGCCAGACGTTGTGACGTTGACCCCGAAGGCGACGAAACTCTCCCGCGTCGGCAACTCGGATTGGTTCCGGGTTGACGTGGCTGGGGAGGACAGGCCGTTTGCCATCAAGGACGCCAAGGTTGCGCACGACCTAGAGGCATCGCTCGCATTCAACGCGACCGTTCGCGCGACGTTCACGACGCGCAGCGACAACAAGAGGGTCATTGTCAAACTGGAGGACATCGGTCATGGATAAAATCCACGAACCCGGATCGCAATCGATCCGCGCACAACTCGGTATCGCGCAAGAGGATGCGCGAATTTTCCGACCGAATCGACTGATTGAGTGTCTGCGTGTCGCGCGGATCATCCGCGACGATGAATCGCTTGCGCCGGAGGTGCGTAGGCTGGTTGAGGTTGGCATTGTCCTCGACCTGATGCCGGGTCACCTCAGACCCCGGCGCGAGCGCATGGCGGCAGCGCTCGGCTGTTCCGTGCGCACCGTCGTACGGCGCGAGATCGAATGGGAAGCCGTTTGCGAGTTGGAGCGGTTTGAACTTGTGCGCCGCGCTTGTCGGCTCATCGTTTCGATGCGAGCCGCCGATCTGTGAACGCGACGAACAGGATGCAGCGCCGCCGGATTGTTTCCGGCGGCGTTGTCTTTCCCGGGGTGGAATCTCTGCCATTTCTAGAATTCTGAGAAATCCGACCAACTGCCCCCCTTGACAAGCGCAGCCCTTCCCCCCTAAAACCCCCCTACCGCAACAAGTGGTCATTTCACTGTTCGCTTGTCCATTCGGTGTCAACGCGCTGTGAGATGAAAGACACACACACACTTTGTGTGTGTGTTTGTTTTCGGAAGACCGATACGTGTACGTATCGCAGTACGTGGCGCAAGATGCGCTGCGAAAGGAGTAACACCATGACCAAAGACGAATTCACGCAACTCCGCGCCCGGATTGTTTCGCTGTTTCGCGGCGGCGACGATGACGAGGAAATCCAGCGCATCTTCAATCGCACGTGCATAAACTTGGATTTTCCCCGCGCGTGGTCTGCTCTTGACGAGTACGCGCTACAGGACGGCGGCGCGAAGCGGCGGTTCATCCCCGGCAAGTTCCTGCGAATTTACGAAGCGCAACCAGCACCGAAGCGGATTGTACTTGTGGATCGGGAAGCGCAAGCCCGCGAGCATCAACTCGCAGAAGCGCGGAAGGTTTCCGCGCTGGCGGCAATCCGGGAGGAGCGCGAACAAATCCGCGAAGACCTCCGGCTGGCGAGCGTAGAGGACGTGCATGCAATCATCGCGCAACTGGTGGAGTGGGGAGCGCCGCGTCCGGCAGGGGATCGCGCGACGTGGCCTTTCCCGTACGCAATGGCAGTGTCGGATTTGATGCGCGACCGGATGCGAGCCGCGCCGACTGCCGCTGGGTACTACGAACAGGTGCGCGATGATCGCGGCCAGTGGGTGGATGATCCGACGCGCCCGTTCCGCCTGCTGACAGCCCGCGCGTGGTGGCAGGCCTACGGAGTGGCCGGATTGGTCGCCCGGGGGCTTGCGCCTGTCGGGTAGGGGGTTTGGATGGGTGCGCTCAGGATCGCCTCAGACGCGATTCCCGGGGCTGTTCCCAAACGGACACCGAACGGAAACCGGGCGTAGTGTCCCGATAACTGGAATTTGCGGGAATTTCTGCGAAATGTGCGGCAAAGCGGTTGCGTTGGTCGAAACAGGTGGTATCATCATTCCAACGCCGCAAGACGCGGCAGAAACGGAGCAGCCATGCAGACCACCGACACCATCGCCGACGCCATCACCCGCAGCCGCCTGTGCGACGAGATCGTCGCCGTCATTGTCACCGACATTCACGGCGCGATCAAGGAGGCTGAGCGCATCGGAGCCGTTGCCAAGGAGCGCACCGACTGGGCTGAGGATGTCGCCCGCGAGAATGGCGCGGCTGTCGTCTCCATCTGGGGATGGGACGAGACCACCGCCGATCAGGATCACTCAGCGTGGCGCATCGAGATCGTCGCGCGCGCTTGACCGCCCCCCAACCACAGGAGCCACCTACCCCGCGCCGGGGAAACTCGGCGCGGGGAACTCAACGCCGCAAGACGCGGCAGAAATGGAGCAGCCATGAGCAGCATCAGCACACCATCGGAAATGAATCTCAGCACCACGATTCGCGCAGCGCGAAACACACAGCGCCCTTGGACGCGAGAACTCACAACGGCAATCGTTGTGGCACAAGATCGACTTTCGCGCGTTGCCATCAATTCTGAAAACTGCGGTCGCGCGTGGACGCTGGCGAAAATTCGCCAAGCGGAACGCCGGATCAAGCAAGCGCTTCGCACGGAAGGCGGTGCAGCATGAGACACGCCGCAACCGTCGCAATCTCCACCATCACAGAGTCGAGCCTTCCGGCCATCGTCAAGTCGTACATGTGCCAAGCCGTAGACGACGCAAATCACGGACACACCAGCACAGCAAATTGGATTCCCGTGCGCTGCTACGTCGGGCGTTTCGGCTCGCCGCGCATGGCGGCGCAAGTCGAGCGCATCATTGAGGACATCGACCTCGGCGCAATCGCGCGAGGGGGTGGCGCGTGAGTGAATCAATCGACACCATGATCGACCGCCTGACCGACCGCCAGCGCTACGAGTTCGCCTTGGCGTGTGCGCGGCGCGTCCAGCACCTAATGACTGACCCGCGCTCCGTTGCTGCGCTCGACACGCGCGAGCGGTGGCTGCGCGGGGAGGCGACGGAAGAGGAGATAGATGCGGCGTGGGCTGCGGCGCGGTGTGCGGCGGATGCTGCGGCAAATGCTGCGGCGTGGGCTGCGGCGTGGGCTGCGGCGCGGGATGCGGCGCGGGATGCGGCGGATGCGGTGCGGGATGCGGCGTGGGCTGCGGCGTGGGCGGCGGAGGCTGCGGCGTGGGCTGCGGCGGATGCTGCGGCAAATGCTGCGGCGGATGCTGCGGCGTGGGCTGCGGAGCGGGATGCGTGGGCTGCGGAGCGGGATGCGGCGGATGCGGCGGATGCGGCGGATGCGGCGGATGCGGCGGATGCTGCGGCGGATGCGGCGTGGGCTGCGGCGCGGGATGCAGAACGCGCGTGGCAGAGCGAGGAGTTGGAGCGGATGCTCACGGAAGGAGGTGCAGCATGAGTGAATCAATCGAGACCCTGATCGACCGCCTGACTGAGCGGCAGCGCCATGAGTTCGCCTTGGCCAGTGTGCGGCACGTCCAACACTTGATGCGCGACCCGCGCTCCGTTGCTGTGCTCGACACGCGCGAGCGGTGGCTGCGCGGGGAGGCGACGGACGAAGAGATGGCTGAGGCGCTAGATGCGGCGTGGGCTGCGGCGGCTGCGGCGTGGGATGCGGCAGATGCTGCGGCGCGGGCTGCGGCGGCTGCGGCGCGGGTTGCGGCTGCGGCGTGGACTGCGGCTGATGCTGCGGCGTGGGCTGCGGCAGATGCTGAGGCGCGGGTTGCGGCTGCGGCGTGGACTGCGGCTGATGCTGCGGCGTGGGCTGCGGCGGATGCGGCGCGGGCTGCGGCGGATGCGGCGCGGGCTGCGGCGGATGCGGCGGATGCTTTGGCGCGGGCTGCGGCGCGGGCTGCGGCGCGGGATGCGGCGTGGGTTGCGGCGGATGCGGCGTGGAATGCCGAACGCGCGTGGCAGCGCGAGGAGTTGCAGCGGATGCTCGGGGAGGTGAAGTCGTGAACGAAGACATCGAACTTTCCCGGAAATTCGTCGTGGAAATCATAGAAGATCTTTGCCTCCTTCACGACTACATGGGTGATGATCCGGAGCCAAGGCGGCAGGGCGAAGACGAAGAAAAGCGCCACTACAACGATACACAGCGAGTCCTTAAATCAATCCGCGCGTTGCGGTTCATCCTCAAGACAACAGAAGGTGCGAAATGAAACAGACACTCCTTGACATCACCGAAGACATGGCCGCCATTGACGAACTGCTCGCAGAGTCCGGCGGCGAAATCACCCCGGAAACCGAAGGCACGTTGGATGCGTGGTTCGCAGAGTTGGATACGAACCTCACGGGCAAGGTTGACAACTATTGCGCTCTTATCACGGAGATTGAGTGCCGCGCGGCAGTGCGCAAAGCAGAGGCAGACAGGCTGTACGACCGCGCGAAGATTGACGAGAACGCAGCGAAGGCGCTGCGCGAGCGGCTGCGTTTCGTGTGGGAGTTGCGGTCAATGGGCAAGTTGCAGACCTCGCGCTACACCGTGTCGCTCGCAAAGAACGGCGGCAAGGCTCCGCTCGACGTGCGCGTTGGCGCGGAAGAGCTTCCCGCGTGGGCGGTCAAAACGGAAACCGTCGTGACCGTTGACAAGGACGCGATTCGCTCGCGTCTCGACGCTGGCGAACAACTGGATTTCGCGTCGCTCATGCAGCGCGGAAACCGCATCTCCATCAAGTAAAACCATCGCGGCGCGTTGCCGCGAAACATCTGCACTCCGGCGCGGCGTTGATTCGAGTCCATGCGCCGCGTCGGGGTTGCAGAGGTAAACGAGGATCAATGGCAGCGAAGTACCAGCCAACATCAACAAACCGCAAACCGTCGCTCAGTGCGTCGGTGCGTACAGGATTGGCCGCGCTCTCAGATGCGGCGCGGCCTGAGACGGCGGATGAAATTCTCGCTCTGACATGGATACGTCGGATGCTTGCCGTGGTAGAATCGCGGCAACGACGGCGGCATGATGCCGGGGCGCGAACTCCAGCGCCAGTCGCCTCGCACGGCGGGGGGAAAGCCTACCCCCGCCGTGCGTAGGATTAGGATTGCGAAGAACCCCAATGCCGCATGACGCGGCGGAAAGTGAGACAGCGTGAGCATTGCTGAACTAATGACAATCAAGAGCATCCTTGTTTGGATGCGTAACACAGATCGCACTGTAAACGAGGTGGTTTTCTACACAGCCGCCCGTTCGCAAGAGTTTCCGACGTTTAAGAAAGGGACTCACACGCTTGCTTCCCGGGCTGCTGTGTTGGAGTGGTACGAGTTGAAGTATTTGCCATACGCAAAAGAGCGCAAAGCAAAGAACATTGCCAAGGCTTCAGAACGAATGCGGTCATGGAACAATTCAACGACCGCCGCGCCTGTCGCGAAGAAGACCACGACTTGCGACGTATCCGAAATCGCGGCAGAGATTCGCAATCTCGCTGGCGCGTGGCGCGGCGAAACAAGCAGCGACATTGCGGAACTGAAGGCGCGGATGGATCGCATCGAACAGGCGTTCGTTGCAGTCGATCAACGACTCCGCAACATCGAAGGGGGTGGCGCGTGAGTGACCACGACAACGACATCGACTGCTTGCTTTACCACCTCGACAACGGCTATTGGCCGGAAAAGCACGCCGCCCTCACCGCGCTCGTCGTGGAGCGGGACGGGCTGCGGGAAGGGAATCTGTCCCTCGTCGCGGAGGGAGCAGCGTTGCGAAAGCGAGTAGAGACGCTGGAACTACAGAGCGGTCGCTGGAGAGATCAGCACGCGCCCGCCGACCGCGACCGCGACCTGCGCGAGCGGCTGGTGTGCGCGGCGCTGACGGGCGTTTGCAGTCTCGAAGGTTGGGTGCGTCCAGAGGACATCGCAAACCATGTCGTAGGTATAGCCAACGCAACGCTCGCCGCGATGCGGAAGCAAGGGGGTGGCGCGTGAGTGATGACACCAACGACGCGGCAGTCTACATGAACATGCTTTCGTTCAATGACGATACTGCGTCATTGTGGGCGCGCAAAGAGATCCCACGCCTCCGCGCCGAACTCGCCGCGATGGAGAAGCAGCGCGACGAGGCGCGGCGTGAGGTGTGCCAGAAGACCGCCGCCCATCGCGGCTACCACACAGAAGCAGAGGAAATCGCCTTCGAGCGCGGCTGGGACTGCTTCAAGGAAGGGGGTGGCGCGTGAGTGACATCGTGCAACGGTTGAGAGGGTGGTGTCCGCACATAGATGGATACCCTCGCTTTCTGATTGACGAGGCCGCCGACGACATCACGAGCCTCCGCGCCGACCTCGCCGCCGCGATCAAGCAGCGCGACGAGGCGCGGCGGTTGTATCGCGCGCTTCTAGACGGGATCAAGGACGCGGCAAGTCCGCGCGAGAAGGAAGGGGGTGGCGCGTGAGCCGCTTCCGAACAGGCACGCTGCCGTGCCTTCCGTGGTTCAAGGGAGGCGCATGGTGGGTCGGCCATGTCCCGTGGTGGTGGCCTGTGCCGCTCTTCGCGCGGAAGCCCGACCCATTCATCGCGCTTGCGGTTGCGGAGCCCACCCACAGGCAGATCGGATGGGTGTACGGACAGCGGGCGGCGCTGACGAACAACCTGCACTCTGGGTGGGTCGCGTTCCTCGAAGACCAGACCGAAGAGAACCTGAAGCCGCGCTGCGAGAAGTGCGAGAAGGAAGGGGGTGGCGCGTGATGAAGTGGCTCGACAACTTTCTTTTCGGTAATCCGCTCCTTCGCATCGTCCCGCCGCCCATCGTCGTCGAGACGCCCAAGACGCCGCGTTTCGACGCGACGGGTCGGCGCTTCCCGACGACGACGACGCGCCTGTACATGGTGATCCTTCAGAACGATTCGATGGGTTACACGCACCATCTGCCGTCAAGGGTGGCGACCGCAGAGACTCTTACCGAGATGGTCGAGCGCGTGTTCGCCGAAGCCGATCCGAAGGATCGCCAGTACTCTTCTGTGAAGATCATTCGGATGGAACTTGAGGTTCCACAGGTCATCCTCGACAAGGAGGACGGCGATGGAAAGTGACACGCCGAGGACGGATGCGCTTGTTGACGAAGGCGGGATGCCCTACGACGCCGACTTTGCGCGCAAACTTGAGCGGGAACTTGCCGCCGCGATCAAGCAGCGCGAGGATGCGCGGCGGTGGCTCCGCGATGCGTGTGCAGAGATTGCACGGATCGAGACTAGGTTCTATGACACCCTGACGCCGCAGCAGATCGCGGAACGCAACGGCTGGAACTGCTTTTCGCAGAAGGAAGGGGGTGGCGCGTGAGTGAAGCACGAAACAAGTGCGTCTTCTGCCCGCGATGCGACTACGCGATCAGTCGGGAGCAGATGATGGACGCACCTGATTGCCCGTGTCCGCGTTGCAGGGGCGCGACCACAAGCCAGTTCTACAGCGTCGGGTCGCTCACGCACATCGAACGCTGCGGGGC